GCTGATCCCTCCCCCAGTTTTCTTTCCAGCTCTTGATAAGCCTTGGCCAGGTCCTCGGCTGAGTTGAACTTGCCCAGGATCTTCTGCTGCTCTTCAGCACGAGAAGCAGCCTCCTGTTCTTCGATAAAGCTCTGGAGGATGTTCTCCTGGCCAGGGGCAACCATCCCCGGAGTTTCAGCTTCCGGGGTGGAGATCACAGGTGCTTGGTCGTTCATGCGGTCGGTTCAGGTGGTTGTGGGTTTGCCATCTCCTGAGAGGTGGCGGCGGCATTGGCCAACTTCTGCGGGTCGGCCATGCCGGCCGCCATTGCTTGTTGAGCCATTGCCATCTGCTGCTGTTGCTGAGCTTCAGCAGCCAGTTGTTGCTCGGACTTCACGAGGCCAAGCGGGCTGATGCCCATCGAGCTGGCCAATCGCTTGATCAGCTCTCCAGGCACCACGTACTGAGCGATGCCCTCAGGGCCCAACGTCTGCTGCAGGATCTGCATGAACCGTGCAGTCTTCTCAAGGTCATTGCCGCGGCCAACAGCAGCCAAGCCAACGCTGACCATCGGCTTCACCAGGCCCTCAGGCAGCTTGGTCATCCCGCCATTCCGGGTGAACAGCTCAAGCTTCCGTGCGATGTACGGCGACTGGAACTCAACCGTCAGGATTGCGTAGATCGAACCCAGGCTGTTCTCGATCTGCTGGGCCTGAAGACGGACCTCTTCAGCTGTCGTGCGCTCAGAGTCACGCACATCAGCCAGCATCATTGCCTGCGCCAGACGGGCCTCGATGCGTGCCAAGGCAGCCATGGCAACGTTCATGTCTCCACCCTTCTGGGTCTGGATGGTGAACACGTCGTCAGGGTTGCCAGGCAGGAACGCACCGTTGGGTGCTTCTGCCAGCTGCTTGGCATTGGTGACACCACTGGGCTTGACCAGATGCTTCACCTGGGCAGAGATCAGTGCGCCTTCACAGACCGCACGGCTCAGGGCCTCAGCGGTTTGCAGATCAGCGATACAAGCTGACTCGACGTAGCCAGGGCCATAGCTGCTGCTGTCCTGACGGATCATGCGCAGCGGCAGCCAAGGGGAAGCAGAAGCGTCAGCCGAACCATGGCTGCCTTCAATCTCCCGGCCCTTGATCTCCTGGTGCCAGCGCACCTTCTTGCCTTCCCAGCGGATAGCCGTGAAGACACGAACATTCTTCTCTTTCTTGTTGGTGGGGAAGTCCTCGTCCTCAAGGATTCCCTTCAGCTCGTCGTCGTCCTCCGACAGGGCCTTCTGCAGCGAGACAGGCAACGCCTCAAACGCCAACTCCTCACACACCACAGCCTCCACAGGAGTGCCCATGGGGTCCCGCAGCAGGACGTAGCGGTTGAGGTGGAAGCACTGCAGCCCGTCTTCAGAGACGTACAGCAGGCAGTTACCGGCAACGATCAGGTGGGTCAGTGCCTCATGCACTGCCACCCGGTCATTGCTGGTCTCGATGGATCTCAACACCGAAAGCTCAAGCCGGTTCAACGCCAGCTCGATCTCGGACTTCATCTCCGCGATCTGGTCCGGGGTAGCCCCTGCTTGCTGGAGTTGAGCCTCCTGCTGCTGCATCGCCACCTCATCGACGGTGAAGCGGAAGAAGCTCTCCGTAGGAGGCAGAAGAGCAAGAAGCAGACGAGAAGCGAGATTGTGAACACCACGGGCTCCAATGCCGTTCCACGGCAGAACGTGAACGTCCTTGTTCTCCCGCACAGGATCGTTACTGCGCGGGATCAGGTACGGGATCGTGAGACGTGCTGCATCACGGGCTCGATCCAGGTAGTAATCCCGGTCAACCCGCAGTTGCTCGTAACGCTTCTGTGCTGAGTACATCGTCAGACCGGGAGATTGGAACCGCTACCGGAACCGGAACCTGTTGCGCCCATGCGCAATGCAGCAGTCGTGCTGCGAGCACCCTTTGCCCCTTGCTTGGGAGGAGCCATGGATGCAGTCGGGGCCTGGGCCTGGCCCTGCTGAGCAAGGATCTGCAGCGATTGGGTGACGGCATTGCCGCGAGCACGGATGCCGCCAATGCGCTCGGCCTGTTCGGCCTGCAGCCCTGCAACCTTCTGCTTCTGTGCAGCCTCGGTCTCAGCTTGCTGTTTCTGCATTGCAACCAGCTGACGCTGCTGTGCAGCTGCTGCAGCCTGGCGTTGAGCAGCGAGACGATTCATCTCTTCCTGCCGCCGCCGTGCCTCCTCATCCGCCTGGGCCTGCCTGCGCTTGGCCTCTTCTTCAGCGTGATGCTGTTGTCGTCCTGCGTTACCTGCACACATGGTCAGACTCCAATGTTGAGGCCGGTGCCGGCAGAGCTAGGCGTGCCAGCAGTGGAGATCCGCAAGTTCTTCTTGGGCTTCTCCTTCTTGGCGACAGCAGCAGTGGTCTGCGCCGTAGAGGGTGCCTCGGTCTCAGTAGCGGAAGCGGCGTAAGCACCGGTCTGCTGCGCTGCTGCAGACGCAGCCGCTGCTGCTGCCTCGGTGTCGTACTTCATCTTCAGCTCTTCGGTCTGAGCATTGGCTGCGTCGATCTGGCCCTGCAGCTGGGTGTTGAACAGATCGCTCTGCTCCTGCATCTGGTTCTTGTATTGATCCAATGCAGCAGCGTTGGCGTCGATCTGTCCTTGGCTGGGACCGCTGTAGACGATCTCAGGCGCGGAAGGTCCTCCTCCAAAGCACATGGCTGGTCTCCTAGGTGATGTTGAGGCCAGCTCCCTGGCCAGAGCTGGTAGCGACAGGGCGGTTGATCCTTAAAGCGGACTTGCCCTTAAAGGTCTTGCGACCAGAGTCAGCAGCAGTCACAGGTGCAGAAGCGTTCTCCTCAGGAGGAGGAGTGCCAATCAATGCAGCAAGCCGGCTGGCTTGAGCTGCAGTGTCATTTGCACGCTGGGTCTGCAGATCACGCAAAGCCGTCAGCTGTTCTTGCTGACGAGAGAGAACAGAGTTCAACTCGTTCTGCTTGATCTTGATCTGGTTGTCCTGAACGGACTGCATTGCAGCCATCTGGGACTGAGCCATCCGGTCATATGCACCGGTGTCAGGCATGTTGATGACGCCACCGCCGCCACCACCACCCATGCACATCAGCTTTCCTCCAGCACGAAAGGACCCTCCTCTTGTTCTTCCAGCTTGGCGGCAAGCCAGCGAACAACAGAAACCTGACCTGCCTTAAACCAGACTTCCTTGTCACCCCAGTCCAGGTCAGGCGCCCGGTCAGGGAACTGAGCAGCCAATGCAGCCACCAGCTGTTCAGATAGGCGCGGAAGCATAGTCACGGTGGAAGATCTCTGTGGTCAGGCTACCGGCGGGTTCCAGAGGATCGGAACTCCCCGTTCATGGTCATATTCACCAGTGCGCAGTATTCGTGCACATCTGGCCTGCGTGATCGCATACCGCTGATCAAAGCCAGCTTTCTCATAGGCAGCCAGTGTCTTGGCCCACATCTCCCGTTCATCGAGACAACCAGCCAACAACTTCTGCGCACTGACAGGGCCGTACTTCGGACAACCGGGATAGTTATCGGCGGTGTCACCCGTCAGAGCCTGTGTGTAGAAGGCGAGATCTGCCTCCCGCTTGGTGATCACCTCCACCTCCCCGTTCACAAGGTGCAGACCCGGCAAGGTCTTCATGTCCTTGTCTGGGCTGTAGATCACGTCTCCTTCCTCATAGAGGATGCCGAGCACGTCATCTCCCTCCACCTCTGGCAAGCGGGCAATGTTCCAGCCGCAGGAGGCCGCGGCCGTAGACACCCACTCGATCAATGCGCCATAGCCAGCAGGGCGACGCATCTTCTTGCGCTGTGCCTTGTACTTCGGCCAGATGCCATGCCGGAAGGTGCTGCTATCGCTGAAGACCAGCAGCGGCTGCGCACCAGCCACAGCAGCCATGGCATCAGCCACGAACTCCTGGAACGAGATCTTGGCGTCGGTGTGACGACAGACGTAGGTCCAGTCATCACCTCCCCAGTTGACCTCGTACTCAGAGCCAGCCGCTGAGCGATAGAGGAAATACTCGGCGTCGATCAGCAGCTTCTTCACTTGCGAAACCAGGGGTAGAGGGGGTGGATGCGTGGATCAAGGCAGGGCAGGACCATCTCTGGCGGCTGCCCGGTGTAGAAGACCTGCCCGCAGTCCAGGCAGTTACGCCTTCTCATTCGGAACTCGCGGCGGACGTAGGTCTGCTGACAGCGGATGTCGCCGCTGCCGCAGTGCGGACAGCTAAGGGTCTTGTTTTTCATCGCCCTCCAGCTCGCACTCCCGCTTGATCCGGTCTGCGATCTCGTTGGTCATCAGGTAACAGATGCGTGCCTGTGACTCCTGAGGTGCCCAGGTGCGGATCTCGTCAGCCAGTTGGTAGAGCACCGCTTTCATGCGGCGGCGATCGTCGATGCCGTACTCCCCGAAGGACCAGTACAGCTCGGTTGCAGAGTCCAGAAGGTTGCTCATTTGAGGATCTCGATAGCGGATTCAGGCCAGCGGTTCTTGGCGTAATGCAGCGCCTTGGATTTGTTCTCGGCCTGCAGCACCACACGCATGGGCTGGGTCCGGGGGAACCTGACCAGCAGGCGGTACTCCCTAGTGCGTGCC